CAATGTAATCGCCGTAGCGGCTCATGACTTTCTTCCCGCCTTCCCCTGCATGTTCAGCCAGAACGCCCGCTGCGCCCGCCAGTCGTAGAAGAAAAGCGCGACTACATAGGTCAGCCCCAGCGCTCCGTTTACAATGAGGAAGTTCCAGCCCGAATAGGGCCACACCCACCAGGCCACGGTCCACCCCACGGCACACAGGGGCACCCGCAACCAGGCTCTCCAAAAAATGTCGTCTGGCGGCGGGAGTGGTATCGGGACATCGCGCATGGCCTGTTCAAATTCATCGAGGGGAGGGACGCGGCGCAGGTTCGGACGGGGCTGGATCATCGAACGGGTGTGCGTGTTCATCTCGACCTCCGTAATTGGTCATTGAAGCCCATGAGCGCGAGCCCTTTGTCGCCTCGGCGGTAGCGGTTCATCCAGGCATCGAGATCACGAGGACGGAACCGCAGGTCTTTGCCCGGCTTGTGGTACGGCAGCCCTTTCGTCCTGATCCAGTCCTGGACCGTGCTGACCGACGTATTCAGGTAGGCCGCCGCTTCGTCGGTCGTGAGGTAGCCGGGAATCGTGTCAGACATTGGCGCCTCTTCGAGTAGCTCTATAATGACGACTATAATCCACGCTGCATTGCCGGTGCATCACATTGTCTTTGTAGACGGAAAGATTCTGCGGTTACAAAAGCCACCATCTCGCCTATTGAAGAGATTGTCTTTCCCGAACAACGCAATCCATTTCTCCTCTTCACGGTTCGCTGCGGACCACTCCAACTGACCAGCCAGAACAACAAGGCCAGACACCTGAAAATCGCGCCGCTCAGACCTATGGGCATTGAACCGAGCAACCACCTTGCGCGTCTGACCGACGTAGCAAATCTGACCATGCTCATTTGTCAAACCGTAGACGGTCACTCGTTGCGTATTCATCACTCCCCATTCAGCGACAGAAATGTTTCGACGGGCACCTTGAGCGCCTTCGCTACGCGCCATGTGGTTCGAGAGTGCCAGCGTTCAGTCGTGCAGAGTTCAGATACTTGCTGCCGGTGCATCCGCACTTTCTTAGCGAAGTCGGTATGCGAGAGGCCGTGTGAGGCTAGTAACACTCTAAGGGTTTGACCCATGTGCGGCTTAATGATCGTTTCCATGGCGTGAGACTAGCAAGGAATAGCAAGTCGTGTCAAGATATAGTTGTTGCGGTTTTAAGCTGACAGGTAAAGCAAGGACCGTGCCTATCTGGGGGTTGGGGGTTCAAGTCCCTCCGGGCGCACCACGCACAAACGCCGCAACAGGCCTGTGGCACAGCGATTCATGCGGAGAAGGGGACTTGTGTCTCCACTCTGCCAGAGTTGGTCTGATGGTCAATCACGGTCGATCATCGTCAAAACCGCACACATTTCGTAGTACAACCTCTAGCAGATGGTCCATTTCCTTCTTGCTAAGTGTTGGTGTTTGGAGTAGAGAGGTATTTGTATGGACCGTGATGGACATCGCTACAGATAGACATCTCGCCCAAGGAGACCCCCATGGATATGCCTATGCCGCAAGCCAACGCCCCAGATCAGGCCCCACCCGCTGACGATATTCAAAAAGAATCTGGTGGCTACACGATCTGTATCGCCTGTCAGCCAGACGGCTCCTTCGAGGTCTATAAAGAAGACGCACAGGACGAAGCGACGGAACCAGTCGGTGGAATGGCAGGGGCTCCGATGGCCGGTGCCTCTGCTGAAGCGGGTCAACCTGAGCGAGAGCGTGTCGATTCCCTGGAAGAGGCGTTGAAGCAGGTGATTCGTATTCATCGGCAGAACCCGATGGATCAGAGTTACTCGGCGCAGGTCTCGGCCGGCTTTCAGGGTGAGCACCAAACGCCCTACTAACGGCATGTGTCCACGTTGCGATGGATTATTGGTGGCGGACCGATCAGAGGGATGGGACCACTGGGCCCGTTGCGTGAATTGTGGAGAGAGCATGCCCCCATTCTTTTCTGAAGAATCAAAACTGACCTATCTTGAGCGGGCGAAAGTAAAACGTGAGGCCCGAGCTGCGCTGGTCCCACTCAAGCTGGGATGTCTGTTGACGGATCCTGATCGGCTCACGGGTGCGGCGTTTCCAGTAGAGTTACAAGACGTGGATGCGCGGATCGCTGAACTGCAACGCGTGCGGGCGCGGTTGATCGAGTCACATGGAGTGGTGAACGTCTAAACAGAAGGAGAGTTATGGCTCGTTGTCACATAAACGTGGAAGATGTCGACGGGCGGATTGCCTTACAAGTCCAGTGGCGCTCGGATCATGAACTGCTCCACGATCTCGCTCCCGATGATCCCTTCAAGGGCTGGGATAAAAACAGTGCGGCGCACCAGATGGGCATGCTCGCGTTGAAATATCTGGAAGGACTTATGGTGCCGTTGGTGGAACCAGAAATCATCACGAACGAAAACGCACCGAATCTCACACTGGTGCGTGAGGTGCCGATCCTCGATCCGCCGAAGGTGGAGACGCCCGGCAGTCTGTTGACGCAGTAGGAGCTTGATGCCAGAGACCTTCCTTGCGACGGTGAAGTCGTACCGCTCAGATGAACATGGGCAGGCCACGATCTGTTTCGTTGTGCCAGAGGAAGCGAGGACACCCGCCTCAGAAGTCGGCAAGTGGACGGAGCAAGTGCTGTCGGTTACGGTCTGCAAAATCAAAGAACTGAAGACCCACGCGAAGGTCAAGTGAACTAATTTATCAATGTCTGCAAATAAGCCCAAAAAACACAGAAAGCCTGGGGCCGGTCGCCCCAAAGGGTCGAAGACCAAAGCGACGGCCGCGCTCCGTGCGCATGTGGTCAAACTCATGGAATCTGGCGACGAGATGCCGCTCGATTTCCTGTTGCGCACGATGAGGATGGCCGAGCCGACACGACGACTCGATGAATCCGGCCTCGGTTTTGTCGCACGGTATCAAGCCTGGGATCGACGGACGCTCGCGGCCGCGCAAGCCGCGGCCCCCTTCTGTCATGCACGTCTGGCTAATGTCGAACATACCGGCAAGGATGGCGGACCCATCCATCATCACCTCACGGTGGAGTTTGTGGAGTGAGCGAGACGAAGACCACCATCCAGATGCACAAGAAGTTCCGCTTCCTCCTGGAGCCGCACCGCTACAAGATTGCGAGAGGCGGGAGAGGAGGTCTGAAGAGCTGGCAATTTGCCCGCGCCCTCCTGATTCTCGCCTCTGAGTCACGCCTCCGCATCCTCTGTACGCGGGAAGTGCAGAAGTCCATTAAGGATTCCGTCCACAAACTCCTGCAGGATCAGATCGAAGAATTGGGCCTCACCCATCTCTACGACGTCACCGAAAACGAAATCACCGGGGTCAATGGCAGCCTCTTCATCTTCCAAGGCCTGGCGCAGCATACAGTGAAGTCGATCAAGTCCTTCGAGGGGATCGACATTTGCTGGCTAGAGGAAGCGGAAACGGTGAGTGCGTTCTCGTGGGAAATCTTGATTCCTACCATCCGCAAAGAAGGCAGCGAAATCTGGGTGAGTTTCAATCCAGAACTCGACACTGATGACACCTACCTCCGCTTCGTGGTGAATCCGCCACCTAATGCCGTGATCATCGAGAGCGACTATCGCGACAACCTCTGGTTGACCAAAGAACTCGACGACGAGCGCAAGCACGACCTCGCGACGAAGCCCAAGGACGATTACGAACATGTGTGGCTCGGGAAATGCCGAACCGCCTTGCCCGGTGCGATCTTCGCCAGCGAAGTGATTAAGATGATCGAGGACAATCGGCTCTGCCATGTGCCCTACGATCCACGCTTGAAGGTCCACACGGTCTGGGACATGGGCTATAACACCGATGCGATGGCGGTGGGACTGTTTCAACGGGCTCGTTCTGAGCTGCGCGTGATCGGCTATTTGGAGGAACGCTACAAGACCGTCGATTGGTTTGTGGGGGAACTGCAACTGCTCCGCTACAACTGGGGGTTCGACTTTCTCCCGTGGGACGGCTGGGTGGAAGGACGCCAGACCGGGAAGAGTGACGCGCAACTCGTGAAGGGGTTTGGCCGGCGCGTGAAGCCGATCCCCAATGTGGAGAACGCCGAAGATTCGCGGATCAAAGCGCTCCGGCAGATCTTCCGGCAGATCGTGATGGATAAAACCAAGTGTGCACGGCTGGTGGAATGCTTGAAGCGCTATCGGCGGAACGTCCCGAAGCATGGAGAACCCTCCACGCCGATACATGATCAATGGAGTCATGGGGCAGATATGGCAGCCTATGCCGCCTTGGTCTTCGATCAGATGACGAACGAAGATGCTGGCGCGGTCTATATCCAAGGCCGACCGCCGCAGCCGTCGGGGACGATGGGCAGGTTGGGGGCGCGATGAACGAAGTTCGTATGCCATTATCGACCATTATCCAGGCTCCTCTTGGATTGAATGATCTGTGTCTCTTTCTAGTGGGAACCGGCATCCTGGCCAACCCATGGGAATGGATGCGGTGGGACGATCCAATAACCGGTGATGTCGTCTTCAGCAGAGTGACCACATTACTGTAAAACCGTTGAGGGAGCATTGGTATGAATAGCACGCTCGACGAGATTGAACTCCCTCCAGAAGTGGTGGCCCTGCTTCATCCCGAACAGGGACCTGGCGAGGACCACGGTCCGTCCGAAGGCCTCACCGAGCAGATGCAATCGATGTCGAACGTCCTGATGGCTGATCGCAAGCGCTGTATCGATGGCCGACGACTCTCCGGCATCGAAGATGTCTGGCGGAAGTGTGAAGACAACTACGCGGCGATCGATGAAGTCACGGGCCAGCAAGCCGCCGTCGTGCGGCCCCGCTTCAGTAAGCCGCCTGATCTGGAGGGACCGCTCCGGCGCAATGAACAGCCGGCCAGTACGTCGCGCTCGACCGCCTTCGAGCGTCTGACCGCTCGCTACGTCAATGCGGCCACGGCGAAGATCTGCTCGATCCTGTTCACGTCGGGGGCCAAAGCGTTCTCACTGGATGAGACGCCCGATCCCACCCTTGTGCGCCAAAAAGAGGATCTCTCACCGGTCACACTGGAGGATGGGGGCCAAGCCCTTCGAGATCCCAAGCCGACCGACACCGCTCCCGTGAATCCCACCGATCCGCTCACGCCGCCGCCACCAGACCCCAACAACCCGCCCTCCGCGCAACCTGGCGTGCCAATTCTGCAGAAGGATCTCGCGGAAGAAAAGATTGACAAGGCGCACAAGGCGGCGAAGGGGGCAGAAACGACCATCTACGACTGGATGATGGAGGCGAAGTGGGTCAAGCACATGCGGAACGTCATGCACAATGCGCCGAAGCTGGGCGCTGGCGTCCTCAAAGGCCCGTTCCCGGAACTGCGCAAGGCCAAAGCGGTGACCGTCGATCAAGCGACGAAGACCGTTACGCTGGAGATCGTGGAGAAACTCAAGCCCGGTTTCAAGTCGATCTCCCTATGGGACTTCTTCCCCGATCCCGACTGCGGAGAAGACATTCATGCAGGAGCGAGTACATGGGAGCGGGATTATCTCTCCGAGAAGGGACTCGCAGACCTCAAGGCCCTCCCCGGCTATTTCAAGAAGGAGATTGATCAGGTCATTACTGAAGGACCAGGGAAGCGGGAACTCGCCGAGTCCAATAAGGATCAGCCGATCAAGGATACCCGCTTCGAGATCTGGTACGGCCATCGCTGGATGGGCCAGGATGATGTGAGGCTGATCAATCAATACATGGCCCTCCCGAAAGACCATGCGGCCCTCCTCTCCGAAGAGCCGGAGACGCTCTCGGTGGTCGTGACGATGGTGAACGATTTGATGATTCGCTGCACGATCAACGGGCTGGAGAAGACGGGGCACTTCCCCTACCGCGTGATTCCCTGGACGCCGCGGGCGGGGCATTGGTGCGGCGTGGGAGCCGGAGAGCAACTGTTCATGCCGCAAGACATGGTGAACGCGGCCACACGTGCGATGGCGAACAATGCCGGCGTGTCCTGTGGGTCGCAGATCATCATGGCGCAAGGGATGGTCGAGCCCGCGATCAAGGATGACAATGAAATCTACGGCGACAAGCTGTGGTTCCTCAAACCCGATCAAATCAGTGACGATGTGCGGAAGGTCTTCGGCATCTTCACGATCCCGAACATTACGCCTCAGCTCCTCACGATCATCATGCACGCCTACCGTGTCGCGGAAACCTCCTGCAACATTCCGCTGATCACCGAAGGGCAATCGGGTAAGACCACGCCTGAGACGTTGGGGCAAACGGAATTGCAGAACAACAACGCGAATCAACTGCTGCGTGAAGTCGCGGCGAATGTCGATGAGTGCATTACCGAACCGAACGTCGATGATCTCTATGAGTGGCTCTTGCTTGATCCCGAGATTGAGAACGACAAGAAGGGCGACTTCCAGATTGACGCGCAGGGCGCCTCGTCCATCATGGAACGGGCGATTCAAGCGCAGTTCTTGGCCCAGCAGGGCGGCCTCGTGGTGAATCCCGCGTTTGGGGTCAATCCCAAGAAGTGGTACGCCGAAGTCCTCAAGTCGCAACACCTCAATCCAAAAACCATTCAGTACTCGGAAGAAGAACAGCAACGGATGGCCTCGGCGCCTCCACCGAAAGCGCCAGTCGTACAGGCGGCGGAGATTCGAGCGCAAGTGGATCTCCAAAAGTCGAAAGCGGATACCGATCGAGATACCGCCTATGTCCAGGCCCAGACCGAACAAACACAGACGGAATATCAGGTTCGCATGGAAGAACTGAAGATGAAGTTGCAATTGGCGCAACTCGAATATGCGAACAAGCACCAAATCAGTATCGAGCAGGTGAAGGCGCAGCTTGCCGAAACCACCATGAAACTTTCTGTGCAGCGCGAGCTCTCAGCCAAAGCCGATGCGGTGGATCTGCACAAGCATTACAGTACGCCACAAGTGGAGAATCCGCCGACGGAGCCGGCGGGCCGTGCGCCGACGGGGCGGAGTTTTGAGAAATGAGAACGTGGCAACTCCCTGGCCGTGGTCGACGGCTGAAGTGTCAGACTCGAGGCTTCGCTCGAACGATCTGGTACAAGTTCTCGCATTACCGCGCTAAACCGTGCCGATGGTGCGGACAATCGTATCAACACGGCGCAGAAATGGAAATCGGGAAGATAGAAATGTTTCGGTTTATTCAAGTTGACGAACAGAATTTGGAGAGAACATGACCACCCAAGCCGCCCTTGAACTCGCTTCCTTCGACGACCTGGCCCAGGAACTCGGTCGACGCTATTCCCACTATGCGCTGATCGTCAATGAGCAAGTGCTGGTGGACGGGAGCAAGTTTCTGGAGCGGCACGGGTACAAGGGCAATTACAATGTGCTCTTGGGATTGATCGACTCGTTGCACGACGCCGTCCTCGCACGCAAAAAACAGGAGTCGACAACGACATGACAGACATTCATCGCTTGACACCCCCACCGATTGTGTGTATACGGAGTATATGACCCATGGAATTGACGCATCCCGATCGCCAATCAGAGACCTGGGCCAAAATCCAGACGTACCTCACCGAACGACTTCAGACCCTTCGCGAAAAGAACGATGGCAACCATGATCCCATTGCGACAGCACAATTGCGTGGAGAAATCGGCGAATGCAAGAAGCTGTTGGCCTTCGGGCAAAAGTGAGCGAGAAGGAGCGGCACTTCATTATCGAAGCCCTCAAACTCTTAACCGGGTTTCAACGACAATTGATTGAGGTGAAACACACGCTCGAAACTCTCCTGAAGACATAACGCCTACTCTCACTTTTGAGTGAGCCAAAGGTCACGTATTTGATTCTCACCGGGAATCATACGTGGCTTTTTTATTGTTCGCGAGCGCCGTTGACGGAGACGCCGATGGCCGAGGAGACCACCATGACGACAGGCACGATCGAGGAACCCGTAGTTGTTGAGGGAGCCGTCCCCACGGAGGCCGAACTCAGCGCGATCAAAACCGCCGCATTTGGCGAAGGATTCAAAGGGGAATCGACGGAGACGCCGACGGACCCTGAGACGCCTGTAGCCACGGCCACACCGGAGACGCAAGTCCCCGAGCCTGTCCCGGAGCCGGTCACTCCGAAATACGCGCAGATCACCGAAGACCAACTCGCCGGCCTGCTCAAGCTGGAAGGCCAGATGAGCAAGCTCGACCAAGGCTTCGGCACGTTGGGCAATCTCAAGCAGAGAATTGAGCAGCTCCAGTCCCAGACCACCGAAGGCAAGGCCGTCGAGGTGACTGACGAAGATATGGCGGAACTCAAAGCGGAATTCCCTGAATTCGCCGACCTCACCAAGAAGGTACTCGCCAAAGTCGTCGGCAAGCTCAAAGGCACCGGGTCAGCTCCGGTCGATACCGAGGCCTTGATCACGCAAGCCGAGACGCGGGCGGAAACCCGTGTGTTCAAGAGAATGCAGCAGGACGCGGACGCTGATCTACAACTGGATCATCCGGACTGGCGCAAGACGGTCTGGGGCGATCAGGACGACGGGAAGACCGAGTTCAAGGATGTGAAGACGCCGTTCACCGACTGGCTGTCCAAACAACCGGAGCCGATTCAGCACCGCATCCGCAACAGCAACAATCCAGACTTTCTCTCCAAGCAACTTACGAAATTCAACGAGGAGACGGCAGCGAAGCCGAAGCCCGCTGTCCCAACTCCGAAACCGAATGAACGGACCGCCCGACTCACGGCGTCAGTCGCACCCAAAGGGGTCGCGCCGTCGGGCTCACCACCTGAAGAG